TCCACCCGCGATGCTTTGTGTTTAACGAAGCGGGTACGGGCAAGACAAGCGCGGCGGCATGGGCGGCAGACTATTTAATGACGCAAGGTAAAGTCAAACGAGTCCTCGTTATATGCCCCGTATCTATTATGGACACTGCGTGGCGCTCTGATTTATTTAAGACGGTCATGCACCGCACCGTTGCTATTGCCCAAGGCTCACGCACCCAACGTAAGAAACTTATTGACGGTGACTACGAGTTTGTCATTATCAATTTTGATGGCGTTAAAGTTGTTAACGATGAGTTAGCCGCCGGTGGGTTTGATCTCATCATCGTGGACGAGGCCAATGCAGTTAAGAGTGTGTCAACAGATCGGTGGAAGTGCCTTGCGGCATTAATTAAACCGAACACGCGCTTGTGGATGATGACTGGCACACCTGCATCGCAGTCCCCGCTAGACGCGTATGGTTTGGCTAAACTTGTTTCCCCCGACTCAGTACCGAGATTCTTTGGCGCATTCCGCGATAAGGTAATGGTTAAGATTACCCAATACAAATGGGCACCTAGGCAGACGGCACAGCAGGTAGTTCATCAAGTGCTACAGCCCGCAATCAGATTCACTAAAGAAGAATGCTTGGACCTGCCTGACCTGCTGTATTCGACGCGTGAAGTTCCGTTGACTCCGCAGCAAACTAAGTACTATGACGCGCTCAAAAAACAAATGATGACGATCGCCGCAGGCTGTGAAATTTCAGCTGTTAACGCGGCGGGTATGCTTAACAAACTTTTGCAAGTGGCGCAAGGGGCGGTATATACGGATGATGGTGGTGTGGTTGAGTTTGATGTATCTAACCGTATGGCTGAGCTAATAAACGTTATAGAAGAAACTAGCCACAAGATACTAGTATTTATACCGTATCGGCATACGCTTAATATGGTAGAAAATGCTCTGCTCAAAGAGGGGTACACAGTGCAGACTATTCATGGCGGCGTTGCTTCTACACGCCGAGCAGACATCATTAAACAGTTTCAGACCGAAAACGACCCGCGTATTTTATTGTTAGTGCCGCAGGCTACGGCTCATGGTATTACGTTGACTCGTGCTGACCAAGTGGTGTGGTGGGGTCCAGTAAGCTCCACAGAAATCTATCTACAAGCTAACTCACGGGCACACCGCGCAGGGCAAACAAACAAAGTTACAGTCACACACTTGCAAGGCAGTCCAGTCGAGCGCCGCATGTACACCATGCTGCAAAACAAAATCGATATGCACCAAAGTTTAGTAGATTTATACAAACAAGAGCTTGACACTGAGATTTGACAGTGTATAATTTATAAAAAAGGGCTAGTACCCCACCAATTTGTTCAACGTAAATCAAAGGAGTTATATGGATGCAAGTCAGTTAGTCAAGGTGTATATCAAAATACGTGACGCTAAAGAGATTAAGAAGAAGCAGATGGAAGCCGAGATTGCTGACCTCGATCAGCAGTTGGATGCCGTTGAGCACGAGCTTCTAAGTATCTGCAAGACCACCGGTCAAGACGGTGGCAAAACCCCATTTGGATCATTTAACCGATCCGTTAAAACACGCTACTGGACCAGTGACTGGGACAGTATGTACACATTCATCCGTGAGCACGATGCACCGGACCTTCTCGAACGACGAATTGCGCAATCTAATTTTGCAGAGTTTGTTAAAGAGAATCCAGACAAAATGCCCGCAGGTGTGAATATCGAGTCAAAGTACTCGATCACGGTTCGCCGTTCATCTAAGTAACCTCCCATTAAGGAAATCAAAATGAGTAACATGACACTTTTCAAATCCGGTTCCGTTATCCCTGACTATTTACGTGAAGCTTCAGACGCTACTACTCGTGACATTGCAGGTAGTTCTGGCGGTAAGCAAATCTCAATCAAGGGCGGTGTGTGGCGCATGGTCGTAGGCGGCGAAGAAGTTGCCAAGAACGAAGAACGCGCAATGAACTTTGTGGTGATTGCATCTGGTAAAGGTGTAACCCGTACGTTCTACGCTGGCAAATACGAAGAAGGCAAGGACATCAAGCCTGCTTGCTGGTCTGCCGAAGGCGTGGTACCAAACCCAGAAGTGCCAACCCCACAAAGTACTTCATGCGCTACCTGCACTCAAAACATCGAAGGTTCTGGCGATGGTAAGGCTCGTGCCTGCCGTTACAGCAAGCGTTTAGCTGTGGCTTTGGAGAACGACATTGGTGGCAACATCTATCGTTTGTCAGTACCCGCTAAATCTTACTTTGGTCGTGCTGAAGGTGAGAAGATGCCCTTGCAGGCGTTTGGTAAGTTCTTGTCAGGACACGGTATCCCGATTACAGGCATTGTGACTGAAGCTAGGTTTGATACTGCCGAAGCTGTGCCGGTGTTGAAGTTCCGTGCCGTACGTCCTTTGACGCGAGAAGAGTGGGAGCTAGGCAAGGCGCAAAGCCAAACCGAAGATGCTCGTCAAGCTATCGAGTTGAAAATGGTTCCATCCAAGGCCGAGAGCATGCCTGCCTTGCCACAAGCGTTCAAAGAAGCGCCTGTTGTTGAGAAAGCCGAAGTTGTGGAAGAGCCCGTGGCTGAGCCTGTGAAGCGTGCTTCTGCCAAACCTAAACCTGAGGTACCTGTTGCAAAGAACGTATCTGACATATTAAGTGACTGGGCTACTGACGAAGATGCGTAATAGATTGCGGGGGCATGACACCTTATTTATCCAGAAAGTTGGAGACACAGAACACGACCCGATTGTTATGCAGTTGGCTAGTGTCTGTATCAATAGCGGTACACCGATTTCCGAAGTTGCGCAGATGTTTGGCGTGACCCGTGCGAGTGTGTACAACTGGCTAACGGGTAGATCAGTGCCACGCTCCTGCTATCAGGCAGCAATGCCTAAAATTATTGCGCGTCTTTCCAAACGTAAGTAATCCTCGTGGGGGTGACAGGTAGTCCTGTTGCCCCTATTTTTTTCTCCTCAACCCAGTGAGGTTCTGTGACTGACTTTCTTAACTCCGTTTTACCTACGCACGGCATTTACTGCACGGTGGGTATTCGGGCAGGTGCCGTCAAGCAGTCGTTTCAAGCAACGATTGAAGACGTAGAAGCAGTTGGCTCTGGTATGGATTCCCAAGGCGTGGACGCGTACTTTGCGCTTGCCACATTCAATGATGACTCAGGTCGTAAGGTTGACAACGCGTCCTTCCTACGGTCGTTTTTTCTTGACTTAGATTGCGGTACTGGTAAACCCTATGCCGATCAAGCTGTTGCCGCGCAAGCGCTATCCATATTTATTGCTGACACAAAGCTACCTAGCCCAACCCTTGTTAACTCAGGTGGTGGCCTCCACGTATACTGGCCTTTAACTGAAGATGTAGCCGCCCAAGAGTGGGTGCGTCACGCTAAATCCCTGAAGCGCTTGTGCGCTCAGAAAAAACTATTTGCTGACCCTGCCGTAACTGCGGATGCTGCACGTATCTTGCGTATACCCGGCACACATAACTTTAAAAACGAAACTTCGAGACCCGTACAGATTATTGCAATGGGTACACCTGTATCCCTTGCTGAGTTTATTGAACTGCTGCCCGCACCCGCGATGGATCTAAGTTCTGCCAAGCAGTTTGGCATGGATGAAACATCTAAAGATCTTGGTGGGGAATACCCTAAGTGTTCGTTCAAGCGTATAGCTATCCGTAGTATTAACGGTAATGGTTGCGCTCAAATTAAAAACGCTTTAGAAAATGCGGCAACATTAGAAGAGCCGTTGTGGAGAGCTGCGTTATCTATTACTGTGCGCTGCGAAGATGGCCCATCCGCTATCCACACGCTGTCTAAACGGCACCCTGAGTACTCGGCAGATGCCACTGAAGCTAAGGCCGCTGAAACTAAAGGCCCATACACTTGTGATTGGTATCGGGAGAACAACGCCGCTCTGTGCCAAGGATGCACACAAAAAGTAACTACGCCCATCTTGTTGGGTAAATATGTTGAAGCGGCGGTTGTTGAGGACGATCAGTACATTATCGAAACTCCAGAGGATGATGCAGCACCAGCACTAACCATGTCGATACCCGCGTACCCGTTTCCATATTTTCGCGGAGCAACCGGCGGGGTGTATAAAAAAGACCGTGCCCCTGATGGTGAGGAGAAGGACGTTCAGATTTATCCGTACGATTTATACCTAACAGAACGGTTCTTTGATTCGGATAAACATGGTAATGGCGAAGGGGAGATGGTAGGGATTAACCTGCACATGGAGAAGGATGGTATTCGCAGGTTTTACGCCCCCGTGACCGCACTGTTTACCTTAGACAAATTGCGCGACTTGCTCATTAGAAATGGTGTAGTCGCTTACGGAAAACACTTGGAAGCAATCATGGCTTATTTTGCATCAACACTACGCAAACTACAAACGCAATACGCAGCAAACAAAACTCGCAGCCAGATGGGGTGGACTTCTGATGGGGACGGGTTTGTTGTTGGTGAGCTGGAATACACAGCGGCAGGTACTAAACTAGCCCCACCCTCAAGCGGTACACGGGAACTAGCTGAATCATTTAAGCCCACTGGCACGTTAGAGGAGTGGAGCACGATAGCTAACTTCTACGATCGACCCGGCCTTGAGCCGCATGCACTAGCTTTGTTCTTTGGTTTTGGCTCGCCCTTGCTAAAACTTATTGGCCCCAAGCAGAACGTGAAAGGTGCGTTGATTCATCTTAAACACAACGGTTCAGGCTCAGGTAAGTCAACAGCACAGATGGTAGTTAACTCTATCTTCGGAAACCCCGACACACTTTTGCTAAAACAGGACGACACCTACGCATCTAAGATGCACTTGCTTGGCATGATGAACAGTATTGCGTTTACTGTGGATGAGATTACTAACGAGAAGCCTGAGGTTCTGTCGGACTACGCCTATGGATTTACCTCAGGGCGGGGCAAGCACCGTATGGAATCGCAGAGTAATAAGTTGCGCGTCAACAATACGACATGGTGCAACTTTACTATATCGTCAGGTAACGCTTCAGTTGTGGATGCCTTGCAGAATCTTAAGAGCACCGCTGATGGGGAACTTCGTCGAGTGCTTGAGGTTGCCTTCCATAAATATACGGGGTCCACTAAGGCGGAGATTGATGCAACGTTTAGTAAGCTTAGCGCCAACTACGGTGTCGCCGGTCCTGTCTACATTCAATACATCATTGACAACCCTGACCATGTGATGAAACTGCTTGCCGATATGCAGGCCAAGGTAGACAAAGCTTTGGGTTTAGACCAGACTGACCGTTTCTATTCTTGCTTACTGACATGTGCGTTTGTGGGAGCCCTGATTGCCACTAAACTTGGTTTAATTAGCATCGACATAAAGCGCATCTACCAGTATGCTCTGGGGGTAGTATCCGAAACGGTTGCGGCTAACTTGGCTAACGTTGGCAATCCATTGACAGTTGCACAGGAAACTTTGGGCGCTTTCATTAACGAGAACGTCAACAACGCAATGGTAGCGGCATATACCCCACCCGATGGTATGCCTGAACGTCCAGCAGTTATGCCCAAGGGACAACTAAAAATGCGGTATGACCCTGAGACCCACACCTTAGCTATTCCTGTGGCTGAGTTACGCAAATACTTTACAAGTAGGCAAGTGGACGTTAAAGATAGCTTAGCTAGACTGACTGCGGCGGGGTATCTTAAACATGGTGGTAAATCTCATCCAACCCGAATCGGTGCAGGAGCCGTAGGGGGGCTTAGTGGTATTGCAGTTCGCTGCTACATCTTTGATGGAGACGTAATTGGCATCGACGAAACGGCGTTTACGCAAGCAGACGAGTTTATTTGAGCGGCCTAGGCCGCGTCGAGTTGAGCCAAAGATACCGGATGACGTGCGCATACTCACCCTTCACGGGGTAGAGTACTTTATCCAATGGGAACGATTTGACGTGGGGTGCTCGTTCTTTTTACCAACTACTGCAACCCCCATACAAGTTAGAGAGGCGCTTAAGTACGCCCTAAAGCTTTTTGTTATGCGTGTGGAAATACGCTCCCGTTGTGAATACGGGAGGTACGGCGCTAGGATTTGGCGGGTTTACTGAACTTTGCGTAGCTCTGTTTTAGCTTCACGTACCCATTGGACAAACTCAACTTCCATTTTTTTAATTTCATTGAGTTCTTTTTCACGTGCTGCAGCTGGCATCTGCGCTGCCCCGTCCGGGCTATTTAGGAACTTGCGGTAAGCACGGGTGCGTTCCAACTGCTGTAATGTAGAGTTAATAGCGCTTTCTAACTGTAGCTCACTGGCATGCTCCACAACATATTTTTCTGCGCGGTTAAGATCAGTCTTCATCAACTCGTTTAGTGTGGTTTTAGCTTTACCAACTTTTTCGCGTTCGTCATAAAACTCAGTCATGCGGCGCGTGCCAACTGGGTCATACACATAATTGCTGAGCAGGGCATACTTATGCAGGGGGCGATCAACTCGCGTTGGGTTTAGCAAGCTATCTGTCACCATCGTAAACATTGCGGCAGAAGAACCGAAGTAGCCACGTAATGTGTTGTCAATCATGATGGGCGAAACTTCCACTCCAATTTGATCGCGGCTGAATACGGCAATAGCTTTTGCAAGCTCTGAGGTTTGCTCAGTAACTCGTGCGCTTGGGTCCATAGCCTTGTGGTGGTAGCCTTCTAAATCTTTGCCAGTCAGGAATGACTTGTTAGCCCACGCTTCCATTACCGGTTTAATGGCTTGAGGAACGGGTACTGCACGGCCTAAGTATTGTTCAAACATGTAGCTCAGTGTTGTACGTACCGCTTCAAATGCGGTTTGTTCTTCTGGCGTTCCTTGGCGCTTCATGTATTCCACAATCCGCTCTGGGATAACTTTAAATACTGCGCCCAATTCACTCGGCACAGAAAGCTTGTAGCCTCCGGGTAATACCCAATTGCTATCCCGAGTACGCAAGTCCATGTCTTGGTAATCTTTATCTTCGTCGTCTTTACCCAACGCATACAGGGAACTTAGCATAAACACTGTACCTGCACGACTCCAAAACATCTGACGCGCTTGCGCACGATCAACTGAGGCACTTGAGTCTTTGCCGGATGCTGCGCGGTACAACACATCCATACCTTGAATGTAGGCGTTAAAAAACGGAATGGTTGTAACCATTGCACCCACGAAGTCGCTGGCACCACGGCGACGGAAGTTGATGAATTCACGAGCACGGGTTTGTGCTAACAACTCGTCCCCGCCTTCTTTAAGGGTTTGATCGTAGATTGCTTTACGAACCGCTAAGTCAGACGCACGAGTGATGCCGTCAAGTCTGTGAATTAGCTCACCAAGTTTTGATGAACCCAGCAATGTGCGTTCCTTATAGCCCAAATCTTTTAGCAGAGAGCTTGCAGGTTTACCGGCTTCAAAGTCGTATTCACCAGTTAGCCCGAGGCGACCAAAGTCCTTTACGATTGGGTGTTGGATACCACGCAATTCAGCCAGTGCCAATTTAGGAAAGTTAGTCAAAGACATCCAAATTAATGCGCTAGGGCTCTTTACCCCAGAAGTTAATATGGCACGTTGTACGTCGTCTGTTACCTGCTTTAGTGCAAATGGTGGCAGTACGGTCACAGTCTTACGCAACACATTGGAGAACGCGCCCATCGCACGTAGCCAGCCTGCCTTTGGTGGATTCAAATCTTTAAACGCCATAACGTCGTATTTGCTTGGCACTGACCAATACATCATTTCACCACCAACATACGCGCCCACCACATTTGGTTTACTTTGCGTGCTACGACCCAAATATTTGGCGAACTTAGCATCTTCCAAACTGCGCAACGTCTGCACAGTGGCGTCTGTCTTAAGCGTCTGACCAACCATCCAACCAAGCGTGTTGATGTAGTTATCAAACACATTGCCCACTGGACGAACTTCGGAACCGATTAACTCAGGCAACTTGCCAAGTTGTGCAATACCCTTGGTGCTTATTTTTTTATTTGCTGAGTAGTTAGTTGAGAAATCTTCAATACGATCAAATGGTACATATCCAACAACCGCTTTCCAATCCTTGCCTTGCGCATCAGTCAAGCGCCCAACTTTAACCAAGTTGTCAACCATAGCTTTACGCGCTTCGTCCATGAGTGCGCTCATGGCTTTTAGATCGGGGTCTGCATTGTACTCACGCACTAGCTGGTCAATTTCATTATCTTTAAGATGCAACAAGAACCCAGCGCCTTCTGTTTTATTGGCGGTGCGCATAGCATCGAGACGTACACCCTCTAATATACGACTTGCAATCTGAGTAGCCCTCTCGCGGGTGTAGCCATTCTTCTCTGCATACTTATCAAGCAGGGCATAGACTTCAGCGGGTGGGCGTACACCCTTGCCAACACCAGATTTCCACAGCCCAGTTGCAGGGTCTTTGTATAGCGTGCCAGTTTGGAAATACTCCAGCAGCATCTTGGAGTAGTCTTGTGCTTGACGATACAAACCCATCGGATTTAGTTCGCCCAGTGAGTTACGCACAGCACCATCAAACTTCTTGCGAAGTCTTTGCTCGATGGTAGCAGCAATATCAGTTACTTGCGTGCGGAACTTAGTTACATAGTCAACATCTGGGTTAGCTTTAACTCCCGCAATTAATTTAGACAATCCAGATTTAGTTTGTGCATCAAGCGGCCCCATGGAGTCAATCAAGGACTCAGTAGATGCAGATACAGAGAACAAAGTTTTGGGGTTTTCAATGTCGTACGTTCCGCGATTACCAGTGGCAGATTTAACCGATGTGCCTTTACCCCACGCGTAAACATCACTTGGGTAGCTGTATAACTTGGCTGGGTCGACTTTTGTGTTAGCTCGTGGGCCGTAGTCATAGACTTGACGGGCTACCAATACTTCGCCGGGGCTTAACGTTTTAGCGCGTCGATCAAATGCAAACTTATCGAACTTGACAGACCCGTATCGGTCGACCGTCGTCGGAAACTCAATAAGTTTATTGGCTTTGATGTATAGCGGTGTTATGGCACCAGTCTCATTCCGTTCTAAATCTGGATTTCCGTAGCTTGCAGCAACTTGGGGTGAGTCAGACCCAAAAGCTGCGTATCCTGCGCGTGGTTCAGCGTTTAACGCCTTTTCATCTTCACCAATTACCCCACGATAAATAACCAAAGGCTTGCCATCTTTGTCTACTATTTTACTATCCCCAAACCAGTTTTGGAATTGGGATGTAGATGCCATGTCTACTTTTTTGCCTTTGGTCGGGGCGGTTTCAGATTCCGCAACAAACGAAGTCTTGGCAATATCAAATATGTCTTGGGCAGAGAAGTCCTTGACCCCAAAGTTGGTGCCCAGTGCTTTGTTGATTGACGTAACGATTGCAGTTTTGATTTGGTTCCACATGACTCGCATGGGGCCAATCTTTGGTAGGGTACCTGCCGTTTCGGAGTTAGCCATCTCTTCGACGAAGTAGGCAACCATCTCATCACGACCCACACCGCGCTTAAAATCAGACACGGGAATGCGTTTGTATGCGGCTTGCGCCATCTTTGCTTCGGTAGAGCCGTCTGCTTTGGCAACCATATCTAGGATACGATCAATTACAGCGTTATATTGTTTTTTACCGAGCAATCGTTCCATGCCAAGGTGGGCACCAACTTCGTGTAATGCAACCGCCATCGAGCTACCGGATGAAATACTGTTTGCATATAGCGTAACCTTTTCACCATCGTAGAAACCACCAATCTTTTTGCCAGATGGGTGCGCATCTTCCAACACAACTTTGCCAGACTCAACCATGCGACGCAATGCGTTACCCAGAACACCCTTAGTATTTTTAATTTCTTCTTTTAAGCTATCAAGCGATTGCCCTTCGGCGGTAGAAACTGAACGCAGCCCTTCGACACGAGTTAAAAACTTGTCAACATAGTCTTCGTTGCCTTTGCGATCTTCCTTGCTGGTATTTAATGTTGGGTCATCCAACGCATCCATGTTTTTCTCAGCCTGCTTACGAGTTGCAAGGGGGATAGTTTCGTCATTAGCAATATCTAATAGGCGCTCGTACCGGCTCTTTACAGGCTCAACAGCTTTAAGAGTAGGCGGTGCTTTAGGCGTTTCGGCAGGGGCAGCTTTAGGAGCCGGTTTAGCAGCCACCGTTGGTTTTGCAACAGGTGCGGCAGGGGTAGTAGGCTTAGGAGCAGCAGGAGTAGAAACTGGCGCATTTAGTGTAGGCTTAGCCTCTCCCGCAACATTAGTTCTCTCGCTAGCAGGTTGTCCAGCAGGTGCCAGTCTGAGTCCGTCAGGTGTTGTAGATGTTCCGGTGGGGGCGGGTACTTTGGGTCGGGGTCGTAGTAACTCGGGGCTGGCAGGCTCACCAGATACTTCCACGCTTGGCTCACTTCTTCGGAGCTGAGGTCTTGGCTCAGGTTGATTCGTCTTGGTAGGGGTCGTGACACGGGGTTCCTCCTTAAAGCCTTCAGGTACGGGTGCAGTTAGATATTTCAAGATTTGAGCGCGGGACCCCGTGCCTAACAATAGGTCTGGGTTATTGCCGACTAGCACTTGAATTTCGGCAGGTGTTTTACCAAGGACGTTTTGCTCCATCCATTTTTGGGAGGTGCGCAGGGGAACGCCAATATCGTCTAAGTCCTGCTGGGTAATTTCGGTTGGGCGTGCGGGAATTTCTAAGTTACGGTTAACGTTTCTTTCTTCAGGCACGTTGCGCAGTGGCAGCCGATACTGCCCGCCTTTACGCTCTTGTTCTTTTTGCGCTATATCAGCGGCTTCTTGGTCTTGAGCTGCCTGCAGCCTACGACGGGCTTCTTCCTGCCGTACAGATGTGGTTGGTTTAGCTAACGTAGGTTCCGCAATCTCAGGACGTACCACGTCAACCTCAGGGAACAGTCCTTGTTGTGCAGGTTCGGTAGCAAGCCCGGGAAATTTATTGCGAGTCTCAGTATCTATTTCTTTTTCAGCACGTAGGCTTGCAACTTCATTTTCATGAAGCGACATTATTTGATCGGTCAGATCGTTAACTCTAGTTTTAACTTCAGGAGTTTGTGGTTGCTGTTTGAGTGCTTCGCGTTCTTTGAGTAAGTCCGCATAATCGCGTTGAAAATCCAAGCCAAGGCCGAGCTGCGCTTCGTTTTTACCGCCCGCTAACTGTGTGTTAATGGCGTCAAGTTGCGTTTGTATTTCGGGGGATACTGGCTCGGCTTGTAAACGCTCACGCTCAGCAATCAATTCAGCATATGTAGCAGGGGGAATAGCTGTTGGCTCTGCGGTCTTTTTAGCCGCTTCTTCAAACAACGCGCCTTGTGTACCTACAGGAGCTTCGAGTGCTACCTGTGGGCCTAGTTCTGGTGTAGGTTCTGGAGTTGGTGCAGTTTTTTCAGTGCGCCCAACAAGGGCATGTACCCCACCACCGCCAATAGCGCCCATAGCGGCATCGCGTGCCGCAGCGCCGTACACACCTTTCATTGCATCAGTAAGGTAGCCTTCTCGGGTAAGTGCTTTATTTTCTGCGTACTGCTGCTGCCCGCCTTGCAGACCTTCAGTAAGTGTTTCTTTTCCAATTGCTTCCCCAAACTCACGAACAGCGCCTTTCTCAGCAATTTTGGCGGCTTCTTTAGCCGCAATCTGTTTGGCTACTGGCTTAGAGAATCGTCTAAGAAGTTCTGTCTCAGCACCGGTGCCGCCAGCAATCGCACCTAACCCCAAGCCCTGCGCAATCGTGTCCCAGTTTTTACCTAAGTAGTCTTGAGCTGCGGTAGCTTGTCGTTTTGCCTCAGCTTCAGGAACATTGTTGTCTACTAACTTGTCTTTTACAGCATCATATATGGAGCCTTTAACTTCGCCCGCTCCTTGAATAGCGCCAATTAAATACTTAGTAGCAATACCGACACCCGCAGCAATAGCAACGGGAGCACCTACGGTAGCGCCTAATGCGGCAGCCCCCATACCCAACAAGACGGTAGGTACCGAAGATCCTACGGCTTGTGCAAATGTAGTAACCGGGGCTTCTTTAACCCCGCCAAGACCAGCGGCAATTTCTTCTAGGGGTTTGCCGGTTTCGGCAGCTTGCTTTTCTAACGCATTGCGACGTTGGATTTCGGCTTTGCGTTCTGGAGTTAAATTTTCTCCAAGCGTTTTTTGCAAACCTTCAAGGAACTCGCCGGGTGTACTGCCTGCACCTGTTACACCTTCTATGGTGGATTTAGTTGCACCTAAAGCACTTTGTGCCGCAGCGATAGCGGTATCTGAAAAAGAAAACGGAGCAGGTTTAGCTTCCGGAATTGGAGCGGCAACCTGATTTTGCTGAATGTATTGCGCCAGCCGTTTGGCTCCATCCGTATCTCCCGCAGCGTCTGCATTGCGAAGTGCTTGGTATAGAGCGTTCAAATCAGCCATTGCTTAGTCCTTATTAGCCCCCGTATTTTTTCAGGAGCGCGTTAATATCGGCAGGGGTTCCGCTAGGGCTTTCTGCGCTAGGGGCTGTCCCCATTTTACCGGATTTGAGCGCGTTGTAAATACGGTCGTACATACTTGCTGCCAACTGCTCTGCGGTAGTATCTTTGTATTTAACCATGTTGGCAGGTAGTTGTTTTTCTTTAGCTGCTGCCGCCATAGCCAACTTCATAGCTTGTTCACGATAACCGGCATCTGTTTTATCTTCTCGAGCGAGCGCTTGGTTTTGTGCGTGTTGAGCAGCGGATTGCATACGTCCGGCAAGAGCATCTTTTGCTATTTGCTCACGGGTTCTTGCATTTTCCTTGGTATTAAGCAAACTTGTACCCGACTGCTCTGCCTGACGCTTATCAGCAATAAGATCTTTAATAGCTGTTTCACCAGCAGCCACATCTTTGTAGCGGCCTTCAATCTTGGCTTTGTCAATATCAGAGTTAAGTTTGTTGAGTTCGTCAAGGAATCTAAGGTTTTCCGCACTGTATGCATCACGAGCTTCAGAAGTACCTGCACCAAGTTCACCAAGCAATCCACCAATACCGCTACGGGGGTTTGCACGGCCTGCTCTTTGCAAACCTTTAACCCATTCGGGGGTACGGTCTTCTTGGATCTGTTTAATCATTGCCTCACGAGCAGTCACGCGATCTTGCGCAGGTTTAAGTAGCGCATCTAAACCCATAGCTTTTGCATTAGCTTCAATTGCTTTCCTACGCACTTCATCCGAGTCTTGCCCCATGGTTTTCATGATGCTATTGCGGATAGCCGTTTCCATGGGGTCCATTTCTGCAGCGGGCTTGGCGGGCGCAGCGGGCTGAGTAACATTTACGTTACCAATATTAGGTTTTGGTGTAGGGGCAGGCGTAGGAGCGGGAGCAGGAGCAGGTTTTGCAGCGCCGGGGCCAGTAGGCGTTGTATTGTAATTTGGATCCAGTCGAGGATCATTAATCATTGTAGGACGGCCTCGCTCAACTGCTGGCGCAGAGTTAGAAGGTTGAGCATTTGACAATTCTGTAAGCTTAGTTTGACCTTCTTTTTCGCGCTCAGGAGAACCAAACAAATAATTAAAAAAGCTGGTTTTTTGCTGGGCAGCTAACTTATCTTGCTTGTACTGCGCCATACGTTTGTCTTCTTCCGCCCTAATTCTATCCTCTTCACGAGCACGTTCCTTTAAGTCATCAAACGCTTGGGGTATTTTTCCGATGTCTTGCACAAACTGGGACGATGTGTTGCCACCTTCATTAAACGCAACAATACCGCCGCCCGCGTAGTGACGCCCAAGGTTAGACATTAGCTGGTCAATACTGCCACCATGCGCTGCCATGACGGGCTGACCTTGAGGTGCGGGAGCGCCTTGTGGCATCTGGCCCATTTGTGGTTGGCCTTGCTGCTGCATGTTACCTAGCATCTGGCGTAGCTTCTCTACAACTGACGGTTGCGCACCGCCCGCTTGCATGGCTTGTTGGTTTTGTGCGCCTTGGCGCATCTCACTAATTTTTTGAAGCGCAATTGCTTCTTCTAAATCGGGCGGGATAGCGCCGGGCGGTTGCCCTTGCTGCAACTGCTGTTGTGTTTGCTGCTGCACCTGTTGCTGCGCATCTTGTACCTTTTGGGCCAAGGGTTGTGGATTACCCTTGTACGTATTTACGAGTTGATCTATTCCGCCGTTCATATTGGTTCCTTAAATCTTTATGCCCAGTTTAGCAAGTGCTGCACTTACGTCGTCTTGAGTCAAACTAGTTTTGTTCCCAAACATACCCGCAACGCCACCCGCGCCCGCTAACATCTGTTGGAATGTACTAGGCTGAGCTGTGTTTATATTTTGCGCGGCTAATGGCAGGCCACTAAGCAACGATTGTTGGTATTGAACCATCTTATAGGGGTTTGCCCTAGCTTCTTCAAACGCGGCTTTATCGGCTGCAATACCTTCAGACTCGATGCCACGTTGTGTTGCACCCATGTCAGCTTGGGTTTTAAGATTTCGTAAGCCAAGATCTGCGCTAGAGATACCCAAGTTACCTTGAGCTTGCGCCGCATTAAGTGCGGTATTAAGACCGGCTAGCCCTTGGGTTGCGCCAAACTGTCTAGATTGTTCTCCCGCTGCCTGTGCTGCTTGACCGTACTGAGCGGCTTGTTGAGCCGCTGTCATGCCTTGGCTAGATCCAAACTGTCGAGATGCCTCGCCTTGACGAGCAGCCTCTAGTGCCGCATTAATGTTACCCTGACCGGCAGTAAGACCGGCTTGCTGGTTAGCCAGTGCAGCTTGAAGACCTTGCGCTCCGGCTGTAGTGGCTCCTTGCAAAGCTTGATTTGCGCCAAACTGACGGGAGGCTTCTGTAGCCTGCTGCCCTGCAAGACCGTATTGAGCCGCGGACTGAGCACCAGTCATGGCTTGACTTTGGTTAAACTGACGGGCGGCTTCTTGGGCTTGTTGGGCGGACATACCGTATTTAGCCATCATATCTGCGGCAGTCATAGACTGACCAGCACCAAACTGCTTGGATTGCTCTGAGGCTTGTTGAGCCTGCATGTTACGGGCTTGGTCTTGATTGTATTGACTCATAGCATTTGTGTATGCAGTGTCGTAACCCTTACCCGTAATGTTAGCTAGGTTAGTCCCAAGGTTTCTTTGGTTTTCAGCCGCAAGAATAGCGCTACGACCACCACCATAAGCGCCAGCTCTGGTCATTGCTGCTTTGTTTGCTTGCTCGGTAATGTCAGATTGGCGGCGGGCTTCCTCCAATTGGGGATTAAGAGACTGTTGCAAGTACGGATTCATGTACTGCTGAGCCTGCTCTCCGCCAAAAGTCCCAGAAGTAAAGCCGGTGTTTTGATACTGGCCCGGCGCAGTGAATTGGTTTGTAAAGTTTGTTGCAGCCGACTGTGTGGGTGCCTGAAACGCATTTCCAAAGGTGCCAGCTTGATATGCGGCAGGGGCTTGGAATGTAGACGACACATTGCCAGCGTTTAGCTGGCTATACTGTGGGCCGGACGTAGGTGTATACGCTGCTGGTGCGTTGAACTGATTTGTAAAACTAGTAGGGGTATAGTTCATACCCTGCGCTTTATTAGCAATATCACCCGCAGTTTGTGCGGCAGCCCCTATGCTACCGGGAACGGATAAATTGCCCGCAGTACTAAATGCTTGGTTTTGCAGATCAGAAGCACCGGCAGTTAGAGGGCCACCATATTCCTGATAGGGCATCTCAGAAAGTGCCTTACCTTTGCCGAGCATATCGGTAACGTAATCGCCCGCCCAATTAGAGAGGTTGGATTCTGTGCCCGTCACGCCCGCATTAGCGGCGGAGCCCAATCCGGTAATACCACCCTCAGCATAACGAGAAACCGCGCCGCCGGGCATAAACTTGTCGGGGTTGATTTCCTTACCCTGCTTCTTTGTACCGGTACGAGCTTCACGGATCTTGTCCATCATGCTGTATAACTTTTGTGCGCCTGCATCAGAGTTGCCATTACCAAGATGGGATACAACATCCGCAGGGATAACAAACTCACCGTGGCTTAAAGCTGCGGGTTGGTCCTCGCCAATCTTAGCGGGAATTTCATCAGCCATGCCGTCAGTTTCACCTTGTAAGTATCTACCTGTAGATCCGCCACGAGCATAAGCTTCAACAGCGTATTCATTTGGGTTTATAGCCTTTGCGCTACGCGCTAGTTGCTCAGGAGTAGCGCGGAAATCTGTAGTCATTGGATCGCCTGTTGCGGTAGACCCACCAGCAACACCACTATTAACCAAAGCCGCAAGTCCGCCGCCCGTGGGCATAGATCCTTTTGGCATATAAGACACATCACCACCATAACGAGTGCCGCCAGCACCGGGGCGCTTGCCTGCTTGAGGGGCAGTAACCATATTACGCATAGCAGAATACTGCGGGATTTTACCTTGGTAGCCCGAGGGGGTTGTAGTTGATTTGTTTGCACCAAGTAAGCCCGCCAATGCGCCGCCTGTTGCGCCTAGAGCCCGTAGATCTAAAGTACCGTCTTTATTTACAAATAATTTTTTAAGTAGACCGGCAACGCCGCTAGCATCGCCAATCCCCGGAACAACGCTAGGTAAACCGGGGGTATATAGGGCATCGCCCGGCTGCTCTACCGCACGAAAAAGTTCACCATTTTTATAAAGATTACCTAAACTGTCGTAGGTGTATTCATCTGTAATAGTATCAGTACGTCCGGGGTTTATGCCGGGCGTATAGTAATCCGTGTTGCCGGTATTGTCCGTATCGGATGTACCGTCAAAAATGTAATCGCCATCTGCTGTCCAAGGCATAATTATTTCCTTTGTTCGGTGCTATCACCGGTTACTGTTCACGTCAATAGTAGACCCAAACAAATCTTCCATCAATTTTATATGGGCGTAAGGGTCTTGCATAGGGGCTTGCTGCTGTGGCTGCTGGCTTGCAGCTAATAAAGCTAACAAACTTGATAAATCCATACCAGATGAGGCAGCGGGCTTTGCTGCTGTAGGTGCTTTTGGTGCTGTGGGCGCTTTGGTTGGCGTTTTTACCGCGCCAGCTTTAGGTGCTGATATACCCGGCACTACAGTTGGCAGCTTTGGGTTTATCTCATCAATATCAAAGTCACGGTTGTATTCATCAACCGTATCTACGGGTGCTATATAGTCAGGAATAGTTGGATTAAGCGCATATGGTCTGTTAGCAGTCATAACTAATTCGTCGTCATTGACTGTATCTACGGGTGCTATGTAGTCAGGAATAGTTGGATTAAGCGCATATGGTCTGTTAGCAGTCATAACTAATTCGTTGTCAGGATCTTTAGTAATAGTCCTAAAGTAGTCGTCTATGGGTGAGGACACAGGTACTTTATTTAAGTTCCCGGTAACAACCACTTCATTACCGCCATTGATAATTTCTTCAATATCTTTATTGCTAAGACTGCTATCAGGCGTTTTGTCAATGGTATTAATGCCAATAGACTTTAAGAAATCATCAGTATCATCAACCTGTGTCCCACTTAAAGAGCGTGTGCTTGATGGCAGCGTATCTGTTTCCGCTGGCCCATACATGCGTTTAAGTTCTTCAATTGCCCTTCGCGTATTTTCATCCTGTTCTTCAGGAGGGGTTTGTGAACGAGCAATAACTGAGTTCAGTCTATTTTCTATAAGCTGTGCTTGTTCATCTGGGTCAAGATCAGGGGTTAAATTTTCTGTTGGGCCAGTATTAGTGTTTGGATTTCCTTTAGATAAAGACCCGGCACCGGCCATTGCCAAACTCATCAAAGCGCTATCAAGTGGCTGTCCTGTTATTGCAGCATTAATGCCAACATTAAGCATCTTCTGTTGAGCTGGAGTTAGATCACCCATACCAAGACTAGTAGCCGCAGAATTAACGCCTGTGTTTACCAGCCCAGATAACAATGCATCAACCGGGTCAACTTTAAACCCACTACCAACAACAGATTTAGCTACGTTAGACGCAATGTCAGTACCTGTTTTACCAAGTACATCTGTAATACCGTCCATACCAGATACTGCATCCCCAGCCATCCCGCCCGCATAAGCTAAAGCTGCGGATTTAATGATATCAATAGGTTTTTTACCAGAAGCTAAACCTAACGCAGCAACGGCTAACGGGCCACCAATGGCGGAGACAATCATTGTTCCAACAGGGCCACTTAAATCGCCAAGAGGATTCTGGGCTATATCACCAGTATAAAAAATTGGGTTGCCTTGAGCGTCAAAATTTACGTGAAAACCCGTAGCACCTTTCCCCTCATAGGTTCCACCAAATAAATTTGGACTTGTTTGTTCACTTGTGCTGAAAGGAGAAACAATACGTTGCCCAGTCTCTTTGTTTCCAAGGAGTTTTGAAGTTGTAATTGGAGCCGTGTAAACAGTCTCAGTTCCAGATTCCCCGCTAACATCTTGAGCAGTAACTTTACTTGAATCTACGGGTTTACCCTGCAAATCAACAAACCCGCCACGCCCGTCTGGTCGTACCTGCGTGTCATACGGCACATCAATCATGCCAACTTGATTAATATTGGTGATACCAGCAGAAGCTAAAATCTTAGCCATCTCACGTGCATTAGCTTCGGCAGAGCCGTAGCCCTGACCTTTCCAACTAGCCGTTGTTCCCTGCCCAAGAATCTGCTGTACTAACGCATCAAGATTATCGTCTTTTGGTTTAGCGGCTACGGGAGTAATAGGTTGATCTGTTTGGCCCGCCTCTTGGACAAACTGATTGCCCGGCACTCTTGGGATTACATCAGGTACTGTTGGGGCAGGTTCTGCTCCGCTCTTAAATAATTCCGCAAGGTTAAACGGTTCTTCAGTAGCGATCCCAGAGTTTGGATTAAACGGATCACGTTCTACTATTGGTGGCCTCACGTTGAAATCCGGCACTGTTGGCTCATTAAAATAGTCAGTAATAATTCCAGAGTTTGGGTTAAACGGATCACGTTCTACTATTGGTGGCCTCACGTTGAAATCCGGCACTGTTGGGGCAATAAAATTAGACAGTGCATTGTTTTGTTGGACAGCATCACCCCCAAAAGTATCTGCGTCTTGGGTGAAAAGTTGATACAGCGGATCTTTACGCTGAGGTAAAGGCCACTCTGGGTATGGTGCGTCCCAAGACATATTTATCCAACCTTCCAATTAGTTCCGTCAGAATATACAGGGACTGCGACAGCGCCGCCAGTCACTACTGTAGACCCAAATACGGGGGCCAAGGCATCAGTTACAAAAGCCCGTGCGCCTTTCCCAGAAACAGAAGCAAATGGCAGTGTAGCCACCGTATAGTTTGTCAGCGGTGGCTGAATACCATTAGATTCAAGCTGCTTAATGATGTTCTGCAAACGATTAAAGTACAGACGCAAAATGTTATTCAACTGATTCTGATACTGCTCGTTATAAGCGGGCGTGGCTAGTGGAAGAGCTGGCGGCTCAACTTGTTGAAGCTGAAATTTAGAAGTAATAATCAAACTCATGAGTTACCCCTACGTCCATCTTGACGAATGTCCAAACGCGGCGAACCAAGTTGCCATGTGCATCCGATCTGATTGGATTCCACTTTAAGAATCATCTGGCGACCGCGCACCCTGATATAGACCTGACCAGTAAACTTCTCAATTGGCACAGTTGCCGTGCGAACAATCGTAGCGTCTGAGTTACCGCCTAAAGAAATAGGGTTGTTGTATCCCGAACCAGAGTTTTGCATAGGGATCAAAGTCATTGTGACTTGTGGTGAGTCAATTGTAGACCCCCTAAATGTAATGTCCGGCAGGATCCTCCAGACAAAACCAAACTTATCCCCGTCATCAATGTCAAACTCAGCAGTCTCAATGATGGCGTTAATTGCCGCAGTTGTTCCTGTTGCGTTGTCATCTACACCGTTCTCATGGTAGACCACGTTGTAGTTATAAGTTGCCGCCATTGGATAGTTGCGCAGGCCAGAGTCCAGCCAAGCTGTACGCGCCATTGTTCCATAAGCCCAGACATCTTCTGCGTAGTTATAGGTTACGTATCGGTCAATAGCAATTGAGTTTGCTGAACAATAGAAGAACCAAATTTCGTTAAAGCCTTCGTTAGTAGAGGCAAAAATCTGAGCTGCTTGACTCAAGTTAATGTCTTCATAAACGAACTGGCGCAAATCACAACGCAGGGTCTGTACACGACCATCGTATTTGTAGAATTTATCAATACCCATCCAGTAAGAAACACCAGAGGCCAAGGCTGTAGCGTTAGGCCCAGCCAAGGAAATGTTATCCCCAAGTAACTGAGAACCCCAAACTGCGGGCGGGCCTTGGTATTGCAGAGAGTACAGGGAAGAGTCTGTCCATACCAAAATCTCTTGGCGGGACTGCATCACGGCAACAATCTTAGAGCCATGAGACAAAAGCAAACTACCCGCTTGGTTGGTAGCCGATGGCGTCCAGTTTAAGTAATCCTCTTGGTCAGACCAGCGGATCAACATGGGATTTAGCGTTGAATCTGCGTAGTCGTTTGTACCAAAAGCAAAGGTAAAGCGAGAAGCATCAGACACTAACAGTAGGTTCTGGAATAACGGAACATCAGAAGCGCCTGTTAAGCCGGAGATCAAAACACCCCGAGTGGTCAATGATGTTGTGGCTTTCCAAATGTACAGAGGGCCACCATTGGGGCCAAAGATCAAATCTTGACCAAAGTTATTCTGGTTCCAGATACGCATCTGGGTTGCGCTGGCTGTACCAATACCCCATGCACCAGAACCCCAAGCACCAGCGCCCCAGCCAACTAAAGGAATCTCGTAAGCAGCGCCCACATTAGCTTGATAGGCCGCCAATACAGAAGCTCCGCCACCAACTGCGTTTGATGATGCCGTAGTAGAAGCGGTAATTTGATAGGTAGTTGTGGATGTACCAATTGTGGTGATCTGATATTCACCGTTTAAATCAAGCCCACCTACAGTCGTAGCACCGCTAAAAGTGACGAAGTCTCCGTTTACCCAGCCACCTGTAGAGTCAGTAACTGTAACTGTGGCAAGACCGATAAAAGTCTGGAAAGGATTATTCCCTAAAGTTGCCGCTGTTTTCCGCAGTGGGGTGATGTCGTTATATGCCCCGCCAGATTCAATGTAAAACTTCAGGTTAGTACCAACACCCAGTAAGTTTGCGCCGCCAAGAGTTACCCAGTTCCACAATGACCGACAGATGCCTTGGAATATAGCCGATGAGATACGCTGCCAGCCGCCAATCTTTTCTGGAGTACCCTGACGAAACCGCACCTTGTCGGAAACGTAGTATCCGTTCTCATTGGTATAGCGGGTGTTTTCTCTGTTTACACCAGCCTTTTGGGTAAGTTTCTTTAAGGGCATTGCTTATTTTCGCATCAATTAGGTAATGCCTCAAGCATAAGCTCTAGTGCCGGATTTGTCGATAATCAGCGCTTGGTTTCTAGGCTTGGAATTCGGTGTGTTTGGGATGCTTACATGAGTCCATCGGTCAAACTCTCGGATAACCTGATCGTAAGGCAGGCCAGCCGCAATGATTATCTTGACTACTTCATCGGGCGTCAGTTTAGGAACTCGGAAGTCCACAGCACAACCAACGCGATGCTGGCTAGTGTCGCGGCTACCAACTGCATCGTTGACTTGCTTACAGCGAAAAGCTGAGTTAACCATGACTGGTCTTCCGCCCAAGGCAGCTTTGACTTCCTCAAGGAACTCTGCGAGGCGTTTGAGGTTTTCCAGTTCTGAATCATTTGGCGTATTATCATATTCACGGTGGTCGGTGTGGGTTAGTTCTTCAAGAGAAAAATGCTCGGTAAGTTTCATTTTTTTGACCTCATATCAGCAAGTTTTTCAACAGTGCGCCCGCCAAAGTAGGCAAGGAAAATAATTTGACCCCATTGGCCCAAAAGCTGGACGTAGCTTTCTTGTGCGTTGTATCCAAAAGCGCTCATCATGGTGAACAAGAAGAACGCTATAAAAATGGCAATCAACGCCATAGGGCGGATGTTTTTAGACAGCCAAGAGTCGGACGCCATGTCTGCTGTCCAACGTTCTGTAATGGCTGTCTGCTCTACTTCGTACAACTTGGTGTCGTTAGCCATCTTAGCCAGCTCACCGTCTTGTGCCATCTTAGCCAGATCGAGTTGAGCCTTGGCCTTAGCTTCGGGATCGGGGATCAGCTTGTCTATGAGTTTGCCACCTACCGATAGCAGTGCGTCTAGTCCAATCATTTTGTGTCCGAGTTCTGTGAAAGTTTAACGCCAGCAAGGAGGCCGATGAAGCCACCGATGATGGTCTGGAATGCTGGACTGAGCATGGCAAAAATCTCTTTATTGTCCACTTCTTTTGCCCATAGGCCGAGTAGGAATGCGCTAACCATGCCCAGTATGCACAGGCAAAGCGTGGCGCTAACCATGAACGTCACCCAAAATGTAAGTCTGTTTCTTGAGTCTTCCATGTTTTCTCCTACGCTAGTTGGTCAATGTCACGCTTTAAATTTGCAATCTGGATGTTCAGTGTTACCTGCTTCATCCTGTAATCATAAATCTCGTACTCATATTGGTGAAACTTCTTCACCTCTTTGTCAATCTGCACCTGCAAGGCGCGTTCTGCATCTTGCTTTTCTATTCTTTTCACAAACACTTCTGCTTGCGTGGAAGCCATCGGGTGGACTATCGGGTACCACTTGTCGAAGCTAATTTTCATTTCTTCTCCCGATCTACTGCTCGTGAGTAGTAGTAAAGAATCTTGGCCCTCAGCTCCGAGCTATCCGCAACGCCCGCCCATACAGCAAGGTTGTTCCAAATACCTACCAACTGCTCTGAGCTGCATGAATCCCCGTTTGTTGTCAGCCACCGAGAAAGCTCGATGTGCCGCAGGGTTGGCTCATGTATTGCGCTCAACGCATAAAAATCTGAAATGATGCACGGACTCTTGGCACTTGCCCAAAACACTAGGGAAATGAGCAGTATCGAGAACCAGCGCATCATTCATTGCCTAACCCCTTATTTGGGTTCTACGTCTGTCACAGCGGGCTGTTCCAGAGCGGTTTTTAACATTGTGAAGAAGGCATCTCTGCCCACTTGGAGTTGGTCAAGCTGGAACTTGGTAGAACCAATCTTGCGCTCAAGGTCAACCACATGATTTAACAACATCTGCTGCTGCTCGGTCATGTCTTCAATCTTGTGCTCAACGTCATCTATAGTTACGATTTGGGGCTGTTGGTTTGCCATTTCGTATGTCCTTTAAATTGCCACCAAGATCGGGTGGTGGCTTCCCGTTAATTTAAGCCTGAGTAGACCAAGGCAGACCAGACTCTTGCACAGGATTTTTCTGTGCGTCAATTTGACCTTGCAATGATGCTTCTACTGTGTCTTTGCCCAAAGACTCTTGCACCCAACCCACTACAATAGCCTGAGTTAAATCAGCGTAGGGGATGAATGTCTCGCTTGTTTGGGTATAGCCACAAGTACCATAGGTTGATGCTGAATAATCACCATCGGTTGCGGATACGTTGTAATGCACTGTGACCACAAAGCCATCGGCTGTGAGTCTGTCCATCTGTTGAATTGTCCAAAGATATGTAGTCATGATTTTCCTTTAAGTTAGATGCCAGCGTCTGCTAGGCGTTTACGGAGTGATTGAATTTCAGCCCACATTACAGGGATAAGGGCAGAGGCATCCATTTGCTGATAAACAGGATTTCCGTCTTTATCTACTGCGTCTTTTTCACCAGTATGTGCATAGGCGGGTGTTTCGTGGGCAATAAACATTGGGCGTTCTTGTGTCGCACCTTTCATCTTACCCATGTAAACAGGCACAGAATCAATCAATGCACCACTACCAGTTACAGGGCCACTTATGTCTTTTGCTCTGTAGTCAGAAGTTGTGTTGTAAAGAACTACACCCCCTGCTCGGTTGTATGTAATTGAACCTCTTTGGTTTACAGCTGTTTCTGTAAAAAAGGCTTGAAAAAAATTATTACCCGAAGTGGCTTTATTCCAAACTACTACAGTGGCGGCTGCAACATTAGTGTTAGCCACCCACATACCATCGCTACCACTACCAGTTGAATTAAAGTAAGCTACAGGTGTTGAAGCATTATTACTTGTAATTCCCACCAGCAAGTTACCCTCATAGGTAAGCCGCATACGCTCATCAGACAGTGTTACATCTGCGGTAGAAGTAACGCTATTGGCGCAAAACACAAGATCGCCAACGTCATATGATGTTCTACGAACAAAACCAATTGCACCTTTTGACCAGTTTGAACCTTCAACACTTAAACCAATTAGTGTTGCAGACCCGTCAGATGTATTGTCTTGATTAAATCTTGCCGCAAAGGATGTACCCGCAACACCGGTACCTGTTACCCTAAGTTTTTCTTGTCCAGCAGTACTGCTTCCTCCAATTAAAAATTGACCGCTTGAGTTTATACGGGCACGTTCTACAGTACCACCATTATTTGTAGCATTCCAAATATGGCTTCCGTAAACAGAGTTTTGAGTATTTACGCTGTTGTAAACCGCTTCAGCACCATTGGCATAAATAGATATGTACTGAGTTCCAACAGCATTTGTATTGCCAACACGAAGCAGTTGATCGTTTGTGCCACCAGCAATGTATACTTTTGATGAAATACTTGTAGTGCCAATACCAAAGTTACCGCTTGAATCTATGCGGGCACGTTCTGTGTCACCCGTATAGAAAATAGTTGCGCCACGGGTGATGTCAAGAAGTTTTTGTTGGCCTCCAGCACCCGCAATATTGCTTGTACCACCACCAAGAAATCTAAAGCCCGAACTTGATGCCGCTGAAGACATTGAATGGGCAATAGTTCCGTAGAACGTTGTGTCGCCTGAATAGGTTGCGTTGAATGCGGGTTGAAAAGTTCCATCAACGCCTGTAGACATTGCAGAAACAACACCACGAGCATCAATCTTTGTTGCAGGGCTTGTAGTGCCAACACCCACACTACCACCATCGTTTGCAAGGGCAATGTTTCTATATCCAACACCTTGAGTAACAGCGTTGATTGAGAAGTAATTGCCTGATGTGTTGTAACTTAAAGCCGCACCACTTGCACTATTTGTTGCGCCAATGTTTATGGTTGGGTTAGTACCCCCAATTTCTAATTTAACAGCAGGGCTTGTAGTACCAATACCCACATTTTTAGAAGTGTCAATATAAATTGCCGCTCCGTTGGCTTGAACAATAGCAACAGGATGGTTTGACAACGAACCAACTTTTACAGACGCATTTGAACTATCTGTTCCTGCAATAAATGATTTTGTTCCATCGTAGGCTTCAAAAAGATTTGTTGTAGCGCCACGGGCAAGATAAATACCCAAGCCATTACTACCAGAACCCGCACTTGAACCAATAGCCAAAGTTGTATCTGGTGATGTGTTGCCAATTCCAAGATTTCCATTTGCCGCCAGAGTCATAGCCTGAGTAAAGGTAATGGCGTTTCCTGCTGTGCCTGATGGGGCTGTAAAAAATTGGTGTTGGCCTTGGTATTGTGTGTATCTAACTGCGTTATCTGTTGCTATGTAGGTTGCGGCATTTGACGAGTTGAAATAAGTGTTTTGCGTCAGATGCGTGATATTGGCATTTGATTGACTTGATAAAGCGGCTCCACGCAATTGAAATGCAGGGGCATATACGCCACCCCAAGCACTAGGAGTAACTCCTAATCCAAGGTTACCATTCTTGTCCAAATCTAAAAGCGCAGTCCCGTTATATTGGAATAACAAATCGTCATTGGTGTTTGAAAATGTGCTTTGAATATCCCAATAGTTTGTATCCGCTTGCATACGAATAGATGGGTTGTTTCCAGCACCACTTGTTTTGATTTGCAAGTATGGATTTCCACTTGTGTTGATGTATATATTGCCAGCAACTTCAAGTTTCTGGCTAGGACTACTTGTACCAATACCTAAGTTAGTCCCATCAAAAACAAGCGCAGAGCCACTTGTAAGGACTTTAGAGCCGTTCAGGTAAGTAACTCCGTTAGCAGTACCTGCTGTGTTTGTGATGTTGCCTGTTACTGCCAGTGTACTTTGCAGGGTTGTTGCACCCGTTACAGTCAGTGTGCCGTTAACAGTCAGGTTGCCAATACTGCCAGAACCAACTTCAACAAAGTCAGAGCCGTTCCAAGCAACAGTAGCAGATGCGCCGTTAGGAATAGTCAAACCAGTCGTTGGGCCAGCACCTACCAACTTGACAGAGAAGCCGCCTGTGGTGGCGTTGATAACCGTATAAATCTTTGACTGCGCTGGAGCAGTCACCGTACGCAATGCCGTACGTGCGCCTGAGAATAAGAGAATGGCTTCACGGGCTGTGTTTGCTGCGCCAGTGGTTGTGGTCAGTGTGACATCTGCATCAGTGCTGACGTTAGTCGTACCGGCAACAGCCGAATCAAGCAAAGATGTAATGCTGTTGTTTACAGTGTCACCCCAAGTGCCGCTTAATTCGCCCGTGACCGGCAGTGCCAATCCCAGTAGTGATGTATATGCTGTAGTCATTCAATGCTCCTAATTCGTGTCGATCTGTGTCCATCCAGCACTCTGGACGTCATTAATCTGTGTCCAGCCCGAAGACTGCACGTTGTTGATATTTTGCCAGTTTGCGGTCTGCGTGTCATCAATAATTTCCCACAAAGGCCGCCCAATTACTAAATCCGATATCGTTGCCAGCTCCACAATTGAAGCCGTAAACCT